ACGTCGACGGCATCCGCAACAAAGCCGCACAGATCCGCGCCGAGAAGCGCAAAGCCCGCGCCGCCAAACGCCGCCGCTGACCGCCCGACACCGGCGCCGCCTCGAGCGGCGCCGGCACGGACGGCCAAACGGCCAACCAACACAACAACAACCAAACCCGGGAAGATCCGACCCGGCCAAAAACGGGAAAATCAGACAATGAAAGCTAAACTGACCAAGATCATCGTCGGCAACAACTGCCACAGTTACGTGGCCGACGACGCGCCCTGCGGACTGTATGGACAGACTTCCCGGTGCGTCATGCAATTCACGGACGGCCGGTGGTCCGTCGAGCGCCGCGAGGGTGCTCGCTTCTCCGGCCGCACCATCCACGACACGGCACGCGAGGCCTTGCTCGAGGCCAAGCAGGGCGGGCACACCTACCAGACCCAGCACGCCCGCCGCGGCGCCACTTGGCCGGCCGCCATGGCAGCCAACCTCTACGACTGCCCGAGCGGCGCCCTCGATGCGTTGCAAAACTACATTGACCGCTGCGTCCGCCGCGGCATCCGTCCGAATGTCGACAAATTCATCAACATGGGCAGCGGCGAGACCGTCACCGACGTCCGCGCCGACTTGGACGTCGACCCGTATCTGCACAAACCCCTTAACCTGGCCGCGGCCGCCTGATCCCATGAAGCAATCCGAATTTTTCGAACGTGTCGCAAACATGGCACACTGCGCCACGCAGCTGAACGACCAGCGGCACATTGCCATCTACACGCGGCAACCCAAACAGAACGAGCTCGGCGTGCCTTGCTTCATTCTTTGGATGCCCGCGGCGACCGACCACGACAAGCAGCAGATGCGCAGCGTTCTGCGACTGCTCAAACGTCACAAGCTGGCCGCCCGGGCGGACATCGACGGCAACATCGCCAACTGGTAACATGCACGCCGCAACAATGTTCGTCGTCGCGTGCTCCGGCACCAAGTCCCCCGAGTTCATCGCCAACGGCCGCGCCCTTGCTTGCAACGCCTACGCCGGCCAGCTGTTCCGCATGGCCCGGCGCCAGGTTAGCGAGGCCCGCGCCGCCTGGTGCATCTTGTCCGGCAAATACGGCTTCGTCTCGCCGCTCGCCGGCATCGACTACTACGAGCAACGCATGCAACCCGTCCGCGGGATCGACGACATGCCGCACGCCTTCGAGCTGCTGCACGACGACCCCACCGGCGCCGGCATCCGGTGCGCCTCGAGGATCATTGTCCTGGGCAGCGCACTCTATGCCGAGGCCGCGGCCGCCTTGCTCCGTCGTCACGTAGAGGCCCCGCTCGCCGGGCTCCCGATCGGCCGCATGCTGCAACGCATGGCCGCCGGGCTCGTCGCCGCCGAGCTGGCCCGCGACATACCGCACCGGCAGCCCGAGCTCGAGCTCGCCGCTTGACCAACCAACCACAACCAACCACAACACGAAAACACCATGACAACACCGCACACGCTTGACCACTACGCTGCCACCGATCGCGCCATCGGCCGCCGCATCACCAAATCATTCGGCGCCTGGCTCGAGGAATGCGAGCGCCATGACGCCTGGCACGAGCTGCCCGACGAGCAACGCAAGCCCACCCTGGCCAACGTCGCCGCATTCCTGGACGACTACGCCGGCTTCGAGAAGGTCGACATTTGACCGCCGCACCCCGGCGCCGGATAATCCCGGCGCCGGCAGCGGCCGCCAAACCATGAGCGCACAACAAGCAAAACAAATCGCCCGCGACACCGTCCGGGATCTTCTCGCCCAACATCCGCCCGGGCTCGTCGTCATGATCCTCCGTGAACTAAAGACGATCCTCCGCGCCACCAAAGACATCACCATCTACGCACCAACCGAAGGAAAGCAGACGCATGAAAACCAAAACACCCCGCACCCCTAACGCGCCCGACCTCTGCCCCCATTGCGGCGCCTCCATCAACGCCGCCAGCCTCCTCGCCAAACGTCCCAGCCCCGCCCGCGCCGCCGCCGCCCGCCGCGCCGCCACCTTCCCGCGTCCTAACCGCAGGAAAGCAGCAGCATAAAACTTCCGCCACCCGGCACCCCTTACTTCCCCGAGTCCGCCGGCTCATCCCGCATCATTAGATGCGCCCCCGCAAACGCGCACCCCACGCACGCCACAAACCCCAGCACCCACGGCCAGCCCGCCGCCGCCGCCATTATGACACCGCGGCCCCACTCCAGCCTCCCCGCGAAATCCCACGTCGCAAACACCGACGGCCCCGCCCACGTTGCACCCAGCACCCCCGACATAAACGCACAAGCCAGCGCACCGTAGCACCCCACCGCCAGCAAAACCCACGCCAGCGCCCTCATCAGTTCCACTTCGCCAGGCGAAGCCCCATCCAAGCATTCACCGCCGCCGCCGGCTGCTCCCCGCGCCGCGTCGCCCGCACCGACAGCTCACCGAGCGTCGCATAAGCACCACCACGGAACCGCCGTTCCGTCCGCCCCACCGTAGCCAGGTCAAAACACCACTCCGCCACATTCCCGCTCATATCGTGCAGCCCCAACTCATTCGCCACCTTCGTCCCCACCCGCTGCACCGACCCCGCATTCTGATCATACCAAGCCACCGCGCCCGCGTCATTCGACCCCGCATAAATAAACCCCCCGCTCAGCGTCGCACCCCGCGCCGCCCACTCCCACTCCCGCTCCGAAGGCAAACGCCACCCCGTCCCACCCACCATCGCCACATCATCCCGCACCCCCGACCGATACACCGCCCCATCCACCTGATACGCCGGCGACAGCCCCGACCACTCCGACAGCGCATTGCACCACTTCACCGCATCATGCCAAGTAATCCCACCCACCGGAAAATCATCCCCCGCAAACGCCCCCGCGCCAATGTCATAACCATTCGCCACCGCCCACGCCCGCACCGCCGCCCACTTCGCCCCCGACACCTCATGCCGCGTTATGACAAACCCATTCATCCACCCCGACCCGAACCACCCCGACTGCACCCCACCCGGCACCGTCACCCCATCAAACACCGGCAACACCGGCGCCGGCGTCGGCGAAGGCGACGGCGAAGGCGAAGCCACCGGAATCAACTCACCCGCCAACCGATAAAACCCCTTCTCATTCGTCACCCGCCCCGCATTCACCCGCCCGCCGTGCAACATCCCCGCCTCGATCGGCACCGCCACCCAAGGCCCGCCCGGCTCCTCCGCCCGCTCCAGCCCCACCACCACATCCACCTGCCCCCCGAGAACCGCGACCGCCGACCCAACAACCAAGAACCACCCAAGATAGTGCGCTTTCATGGTCCAAAACTAAGCGCCGGCCGCGCCTCCAGCCAAGGCCGAATATCCAGCAGCAACCGCTCCGGCACCGCTTCCCCTCGTTGAATCCGCCGCCACACATGCGCCCCCGACGGCGTATCCGTCGCCCGGATCACCACCGACGGCCCCACCGGCAGCCCCTCCGCCGACGTCCGCACCCGCACCGCGATCGGCGCCACCCCGATATACTCATTATTCCGCTCCACATACGCCCCCCGCGGAATCGTCTGCACCAAGATCTCCCGGAAATGCTCCACCTCCGGCGCCGCCACCGGCACCGGCCTCGAAGCACACCCCGTCCCGATTACAACGGCGACAACGGCTGCAACTGCGCGTGATAATTGTCCCATGCTGTCTTGATTCCCTTCTGCCTTAGAAACGTCGCCATCGCCGTCAGTCCATACTTCTGCGCCACCTCCGAGCCCGACTGCTTCCGCAACAAATACGCCTTCTTCTCCTTCGGTCCCGCCTCCGGAAAGAACGGCCGCATAAAACCATTGATCGTCCGACTCGTCAGAATCTTCGCCTCCGTCGGATTCCCCCGCGGTATGACAAACTCCCCATCCCTCCCCAGCGCCCGCAACAACTGCCCCAGCACCCGCCGGCGGATCGGCACCACCCCCGCCGACTTCTTCGGCGCAAACTTCGTCCCATCCGCATACGAGTATTCCAGCACCCGGATCTCCCAATGCTTCGCCCCCCGCTTGATCCAACTCCACCGCAGCGCCGCCACCTCGATATTCCGCAGCCCGCACCACCGCATCAGCGCCCACACCGCCCACAACTTCCGCTCCTCCAGATCCGCCGACATCCGCAGCTGCTCCGCCGCCGCCTCCATCCGCGCCAGCGTCCCCGCCTCGATCCCCTGGAACTTCTGCCTCGCCTCACCCTTCACATTCTCCGCCATCACCTCGCAAAACTCCGACATATCCGGCAACACCAACCCCTCATGCCGATACCACCGCATCGGCTTCTTCCCAAACATCACCCGGATCTGCCGCGCCGTCGACTTCCGCCCCTCATGCGCCCCCGGCCACGCCCGAAGATACTTCTCAAACGCCCCCGCCGAGCACCGCGTCATCGACACCCCATCCGGGTCCCCGCCGGCAAACGACCGCACAAACTTCCGAAACGCCGACGCATTATTCTTCCGCGTCATCGCCTCCGACATCTCCAGCCAAACGCGACAAACATCCCCCACCGTTGCATACCCCGGCCGCGCCATAGTTTCCCGCGCATCGCCCCCCGTCAGCAACGACTTGGCAATAATCTTCGCTTGCATCAGCGCCAGCTTCTTGTCAGTGTGGTGCGTCGTCCGATTGCGCCGCTTCCCATGAATCAGCACCCGGTAATACCAATGCTTTTCACCCTTCGGTTTATACACCGTCACCTCGCCATGCTTACGCTGGCGCCGAGCCACTTTACAGTCCACTTCCATACGCGCATCATTGCCCAAGCATGCGCATCTTGCAAGAACTATTTCGTCACGAGATCAGAACCCGCATCAGAAGCCACTGGCGCGGAAGTAAGATCTTACAAGAGAAAAGCAGCCATAGCTCAATTGGATAGAGCATCTGACTACGGACCGCTGGTTTCTCTCTGTCGGATTGGCACTCAGGCCAGATAGCATACCACTTAGCGGATTCTTTGCTCGTAGTCCCAGGCCCTTTGTTCCGGCGTGCCCTCGGGGATCTGGTCGAGCAGCTTGAGCACGGATTCCATTTGCTCCACGCCGTCCGCGTTCCAGCTGAGGATGGCTTGGGCGTAGCGCGTCAGCGCCACCTGCATATTCTTCTCCTCGATGTAGCGTTCGCTGATGCCGTAGACCTTGGCGTCCTGGCGTAGCTTGTCCATGCCGCCCAGGCTCGGCCAATTCTGCACGATCTGGTGCCCGCGCCGCAGGAACTCCAGGTATTGCAATTGCGTATGCAAGGCCCGCAGCTCGTTCGTCGGCAGCTGGTCCACCGGGAACTCCGGATTCCGCAGGATCGTGCTCCAGCCCTTCGCCGCCAGGCGCGTGTCGATTTGCCGCAGCGTCGCGTCGATCTCCTCCACCTTGCGCATGCTCATCGAGCCGAAGCCCATCGGGTCCCGGGCAAACAGGCGCCCGACAAATGGCAGCTCCGCCGCCTCCAGGTTCACCGGCTTGCCCCCGCCGACCGACTCCAGCAGCTTCACCGTCTCGTCCGCCTGGCGGCCGATTGCTTGGCGCATGATGTATTCGATCTTCGCCGGCGAGTAGTCGATCCATTTGCCGACCTTCCGGTAGAAGTCCGGCGTGCTCATGTAATATTGCTCGCTGGCCGGCAGCGCCGACATCCACGGCGACACGATATGCTTCTGCTTGAAGTAAGAAAAATTCGCCTGCGCCTCGAACAGCGCCGTCATTTGCGGACCGAACACCGCCAACGGCGACCCCACATCGAACACCCGGTTCACCAACAGCATCGCCTCCTTGCGCCCCAGCTCCTTCGGACGCTCGAGCAAGTGATCCATCATCGCATTCCAGGCCACCGACTGCACCACGCCCTCCGGACCGTAGGCAAAGGCCAGGCGAAATCCGCCCACATTGGCATACCCCATCCGCTCCTCGATCGGCCGTTCGCGTTCGCGTTCCTTGTCCTCATCCGACATCCACATATACGTCGCGCCCGCGCCCACGCTCGACATCGCCGCCACCTGGATGAGTCGCGCCGCCATGCGTCCCCGCACCGCCGGGTCCGGATCGGTCAGCACCTGGGCGAAGTTGCGCATGCCCTGCACCATCGGGTTGAAAAACATCATCGGCCGTATCATCCCCCGCAGATTCGCCGACAGCGGATGCTCGTTGAACTGCCCGCTCGACGTCCAATACTTCATCGCCGCCTCTTCATCCTTCGCGCCCATCTTCAGCGCATAAGCCGCCGCGCCCTCCCGGGCCCCGGTCTCCACCAGCGGCGACAAGAAACGCCCGCCCGTCACCAGGTTCACAATATCCTGCGACTTGAATCCGATCAGCGGCGTGTAAAGCAGGTAGTTACTCGGCTGCAACCAAGTCTGGAGCGCCCGCGCCGTCGGGTCCTTCGACGTCCCCACGTAGAAACCTTCCGTCAGGAACTGCATCACCGAACTCCGCCGCAGATGATCCATCAGCTCCGTGCTCGAAGGCTCCACCCGGCTGAGTAGCAGCCCGTCTTGTGCCAGTTGCGGATACTTGCCCGACAACTTATTCCACAATCCCTGCACCAGCGAACCTCCCGGCACCCACCCGATTGCGTCCGGGTTGAGTAGCATTTGCGAGATCATGTCACGTTGCAATCCGGCCACCGCGAACGGCGTGCTTTGCGTGATCGTCCGCTTGTAATTCTCCGACAGCGGCCCCGCCATCCAGTTGAGCGCCTTCAGCACCCCATCCATCGCCTGCTTGTTGGCAAAGAAATTGAACATCGCCGGGTCATTGACCAGCAAGTAACGCCGCTCGCCGCCCCGCAGGTAGCTTATGACATTGGCATCATTCGGACGCGCCGGTCGCCAGATCCCGTCGAACTCCAGCGCATCCAGCAACTTCAGATCCTCGTCCCGCAGTTGCGGTTGGAATCCCATCTGCTGCTTCATGTGCTTTTCCACGGCCGCCTTCACCTGCTCGCGGATCTGCGCCGGCGTCGCCGCCGCTTCCGTCGGAATGTTCAGTCGCACCACCTGCTGCCCGGCCATGGTCCGCGTCAGCACCGGCACCTTCGGATCATTGGCGATCTTCGCCGTGACGTCCTCGAGGAGCCACATCAGTCGGTTATTCGCGTGAGCATCCAGCGCCTGCTTCGTCTTGTTGATCGCCACCGCATTGAGATCCTCGATCGCTTCCTGGCTGCCCTTGATCGTCATGTCGCCGGATTGCACATCGCCCTTCGAGCTCGTGCCCGCCCGGTTGCCATCGCCGTAGACTTGTTTGACCAGCGGCCAATAATCCTCCTGCTCCGTCATCCGCTCCACCTCGTCCTTCGACTTCAGCCCGCCCCGCAGCTTGAGGTGCAGCAGCGTATCGAAATACTTCTGGATCTTCGCGTAGCCCAGCTGAGCATTCGGGATTTCCCGCTCCGCCGCCGTCACGATTTCCTTCAGCTTGTCCGGACCGAACCCCTCGTTCAGTAGCGGGTATTGCGCCTTCGCCAGATTCGCCTGCACCGCCTCCTCATCGCCCGCCGCCCGCGCCGTCCGCGCCCGATCGACAAAGAAATTGTAACGATACAACGCCGTCCGCGCCCACCCATACTCCATGAACCTCTGAAAATGTTTCGGCGAGACCGTCCGCGTCGCGTCCCGCCAGGAATAATCCAGCAGATTCACGAAGTTGCCGTCCATGTCCAGCATCCGCAGCCCCTTGCCCTTGATCGCCCGCGTCGTCTCGCCGCCCACCATCAGCTTGTAGTTGTGGGCGAACTGCACGCGATCCGTCAACTTCCGCACCTGGCGCATCTTATCCACCGCCTTCACCTCGAGCCCCATCGACTCATCCCATTCCTTCAAGATCGACCGCAGAATCCGCCGCCCCATCCGGCTGAACGGCGCCCCGCTCGCCACCGCATCCGCCACCGCATTGCCCTGGGCGATCGCCAGCTGCATCACCTTGCTCGTCGAGATCGTCTCATCCGGCTGGGCATTCGCCATACTCCACTGGTCGATCGCCGGCTTGTTCTGGAAACGATGCACCGCCCGCGCCGCGTCCCGCAGTTGCGCCGCCATCTTCGGGTAAAATTGATCCGCCGCCGCACTGATCGCCGCCGTGACTTTGAGATTCTGCACCGCCGGCGGGTCCACCATGAGGAGTCGCGTCCACTCCGCCACGCCCTCGCCGATTAAATACTCCCGCTTCGTCGCCTCGCTCGCATTGCCCGGCGGCTGGCTCGCCATGCTCCCCGGCAGTTGCGTCAGCGCCAGAAGTTCATCCGCGTGCTGATTCCAAAACCCCGGCGCCTTCGCATCCAGGAGAAACTCCAGCCCGTGCCCCGCCTCGTGGAAATTGATCTGGCTCTGCGTTGCCCGCGTGAACGCCGTATGATTCCCCGGGCGGTAGACCGCCGGATGCGAACGCGTTGTCTGCGACGTCGACCGCTTCATCTCCAGGTTCACCGCCCGGTTCACATGATCCACGATCGACCGGTAGCCCCAATGTTGCCCCGGCTTATAGTTCTCGATCCCCTTGATGAGTCGTCGTCCCTCGCCCGTTTCGCCCTGGCGCAGCACCCAATCCGGCCGCGGCGTTGACGTATCCGCCGGCCGCGCCACCCCAGGCGGCACCCAAGCCGGCCCCGAGGCCGCCGGCGGCGTCGCCCCCCGCCGCGCTCCAGTCCCCCCGGTAGGGACCGCTGGCCCAGCGGTCCGTGTTGCCTTGGTTTTTGATGTTGGAAACGCCTCAGAGTCAGCGGTCGCACCCTGCCCCGTAGCCATTGGTGAATCAAACGATTCCACCGGCATTGCCCATCCGCGATTCGGCGGGTTTGGACGCACGGCTTCAAGCGATCCGCCGCCGCTGTATTTCCATTCGCCTTGCCCTGCCACGCGCACATAGCTGGCATGCGTCTCGTCGGGATGCTTGGCTTGATAATCTGCCAGCGTGTCAGCGTATCCGCTTCTAATCCTTGGCTTAATCTCTTGTTGAAAAATCTCTTCGGTCAGCGGGACCGTAATTTGTTGGTTGCCGTAGGCTTGTCCACCCTCCTTGTTGCGCATCCATTGGAATCGCTCGACGGCCGTTTGCTCAAGCGGACTTAGCGCAGCATCCTCCGGCAACTCCTGTCGCGGCGCCGTCCCCCGCCGCGCCAGCCCCGCCATCGGCTCATCCGCCGCACCGACCCGCCCGTCCCCGTAGGCAAACATCGGTTTGCCACTCCGCAACCGTTGCTCCAGCAGCTCGAAGAGATCCGCCTCCGTCTCGACCTTGAAACCCTCCGCTTGCAGCGCCATCACCACGCGGTCCACATCATTCGCATCCTTGCGGAAGAGATCGCGGGCCTGCTTGATCCCCAGGTCCCGGGCGCCCCGCGCCATCTCCTGCAACCTCCGCAGCTCGCCCGACCATCCCGCCTTATTCTTCCCCTTCGCCGCCGTCGGCAGCCCGCCCGCCATGCGAATCGCCTCGAGCAGATCCACCCCACCCTGCCGCATATTCTCGCCCGCCTCACGTTCCTGCCCCTGCACGTATTTGCCCCAAGCATCGAACGCCGCCTGGTCAAACACCGCCAGCCCCGTCGCCTCATCGCGCACATAATACGGCACCCGCATCTCGTAGAGATCCAGCGCCGCCGCCGACACCGGTTGGTTGGCATTGATCGCATCGCGCACGATCCGGAAATGCTCATTGAAAAGTTCCGTCGTCGCCTCCGGGTTGAAATCCATGTCAATCCCCCGCTCCGTCCCCAGCGTCACGGCAAAATCATCCGGCGTCATCATCGCCGGCGTCATCGGCGGAGGCGTCACGATCGTCTCGCGTCCCGCCGGCATCACATTCACCGGCGCCTGCCGCGGCGCCACCGGCGCGGACCCCGTCCGTGCCGCCGACACCGCCGCCGCCCGGGCCGCCGCCGCATCCGGCAACCGCGGCGGCACATAGTAAGTCATCTCCGGCCGAGCGCCCGTCACCTGACGGAATCCCGGCACCCCGGCCTGCGCTGCATTGAAAGTCACCTGCGGCTCGCGTCCCCCCGCCGCCTGCATCCCCGCGGTCAACCGCCGCATCGGCACCTCGAGCGCCCGGAAAATCTCCGCCTCCTCCCGGCTCAGCCCCTGCCCCGTCGCCTGCTTGTTCAGGATGAGATTCACCTTCTCATCCGGAATCCGCCGGTTCCCGATAAAGAATCCACTCAAAAGCAAACCCGCGCCCGCACCCGTCGCCACATCCCCCGCCGTGAAAGGCTCGCCCGTCATCGCCGCCGTGATCGGCACCGCCGCCGCACCCGCCACCGTGCCCGCGCCCGCCGCTTGGCCGGCAACACGAGCCACCTCCCGGGCGCCACCCGCCGCCGCCGCCGTCTGGAGTCCACGCACCGCCTGCACGCCCGACACCGGGAGCGACAACGCCGCCACGCCCAGCTCGCCGCCCATCTTCCATTCCGGCTTCAGCTTCGCCGCCGCCAGCACCGCATCATACTCCTCCATGTGCCGGCCCAGCTGCTCGTAGACCGCATCGTAAGCCATCCCCGCACCCACGCCGCCCACGATCGCCGCCCCCGTCCCGGCCACCAGGCCAACGACCGGAGCCAAAGGCGCCGCCGGAGTCATCGCCGTCACCCCCGCCGCCGCCGGACCCACCAGCTTCGCCGCCCCGATCGCGCCCGCTGTCATCGCACCGCCGCGGCCCGCGCCGTAGAGGAGCGCCATCAATTCCGGATTATCCCCCGCCCGCCGCTCGAGCGCAGCACGCAGCTTCTCATCCTCTTGGGCCTTCTTGATGAGCGCCTCGCGGTCCTTCGTCACCCGTTCCACTTCCGGCGCCGCCGCCATGCCCGTCTGGTAATCCTCCTCCGAGATCAGCCCCGCATCGAACGCCCCCTGCAAACCCTGCGACAAACGCGCCGGGTCAAAATTCACCATGCCCCCCACCGGCACCTGCTGACCATTAACCGCCACCGTCCCCATCGCCCCCGTAAATTCAAACGCCTGTTTAGGTTGCTCCGGCTCCGCATCGAGGAACGCATCCACCTCCTCCGGCGAAGAGAACGCTCCCCCGGTAGGGACCGCTGGCCCAGCGGTCCGCTCCTCCGGCGCATCAAGAAACGCATCCACATCCTCCGGCGTAGCAAACGTCGGCGCCGGTCCCGTTACCGGCGGCAGATCCTCATCCGCTTGTGGTAGGGCGGGACCTCCGGGCCCGCCGTCCTTCGTCGGCAACGGCGGCTCGCCATTCTCATCCAGCACCGCCTGCACATTCGGTTCGATCGCGCCATCCAGCGGACGCTCCAGCTGCAATAGCGGCGTCGGGTCCTCCGGCGCTATGTCCACCGCGGACGGCCCCGCCGGTTCCGGCAGCATGTTGGGATTCCGCACCGCCGCATTCGATTCCTCGAGGATGCGACGCTGTTCCTCCTCGGCCGACAGCAGATCCACCGGCGCGTCGAGAAACGCGTCGGCCTCCTCCACCGAGTTAAACGCCGGGACTGCCATAGTCCCTTTATCGCACGCCCAACAACTGCCGTGCTTGCTCCCTGGTAATCTGCCCCGCCTTGAAAGCCGCCCGCACCTGGTCCGCGGACATCGCACCCGCTGCCGCGGCCGGAGCTGGCGCGGCCGCCGGCGCCATGCTCATCGCATTCGTCGGAGCCATCCCCATCCCCATCGCCGCCGAGCTGGTCGGCGCCGACATCGGCACCGGCATATTCGTCTCGAACGCCCCCGCGCCCGCGGGCGCCACGGACGCCGTCGGCGTCGGCACATTCGTCGGCGTCGGCATCACATCCTCCGCCCCCGGGAGCAGCATCATCTTGCCATCCGGACCGAACGCGATCGGCATCGGTCCGCCCTTAGAAGCCTTTGGTTTGACCACCGATTGCGTAGCGCGATTGGTGCCCGGGAAGTAGGTCCCCGTCATCGGATCAAAGACCAGCTGTTGCCCGTCCTTATCCACCGGTCCCTCCTTGAATCGTTCTTGCGGAAACGGCTGCACCGAATTCGGCGACGTCGTGACAAACGGCACCACCTGGTTCGTGTTCACCGGATTCGTGATCGCCACCGCGGACGGCTGGAAGTTGCCGCTGCCCGACTCATTGCGCCATTCGTCATGGAGCTTGCGTGCCACCGCATCGGGGATGAACCCCGTGTGACCCTTCTTCACCAACCAGGTATCGAAGTCCATGGCGTCAGTTTCCGTAGCCGACCCAGCCTTGCCCGGGGACGTAACCCTTCTGCTGCTTGCCGCCAGCACCGCCGCCGCCGCCGGCACCCGGCGAGCCTCCGCGGTTCATTTGCATGTCGACGATCTGCTGGCTCATGATCGAGCGGCCGGTGTTGTTCATGCCGATGATGCTGTCGCCGATCATGGCTTGTTGGCGGGGGGATTCGCTGAGGAAGCCTTTGATCCATTCCGGATCAAAGCCCAGCTGGTCGCCGTGCCGCTTCATGAAATCGCCATAGGCCGAGCCTTTGGCCTCGAGGGCTTTGTTGTCGGCATAGGCTGCGACGAAGCTACCCAGCACGCTATCCGCCGAGCTGCCGCCGCCACCGCGGCCGCCGCGTTCGCCGCCGCCTTGCATGGCCATGGCCGCGCCGGCCGGTCCGCCCATGGCAAAACCGGCGACCGCTTGGCCCGCCTTGCGGATCGTGCCGCCGACGTCCTCGCCGATCTGCTCATACATTTGTTGGTTGGCTTGGGCGGCGCCGAGCGCCCCCTTGGCGAGAAACTCGCCGCTTTGGTCATAAACTCCGGGGTTGTAGGCAAACATAGTTATTCTCTCCTTCGATTAAGCCGCTTTGGCTTGGGTTAATTCTTGCGCCAGGGCCGCGCCGATCACGGCCGGCTTGATCGCCAGGCGTTTCTTGCCGCGGTAGTTCACTTCTTCGACGGCTTCGGGCAGCACCTTCTTGACGTCTTGGGCGAGGAATCCGACATGCTTGGCTCCGGGCTCCCCGCTCCCTGCTCCCTGCTCCTTGTATTTGAATTCGTAGGCCGTGAGCCCGAGCACCTTGCCGGCCGAGCCGAGAGGTTTGATGTCCTTCTTCTCCCGCTTGTCCGAGAGGATCGACGAGCCAATGTTGCCGATCATATTCATCATGCCGGCTTGGCGCATGGCGCCCGCCTGCATGTTGGCACCTTGGATGGCGGCCTGGTTGTTCATCGCCGAGTTATACATCGAGCCCTGGAGATTCCGGTTGAAGGATTCGACATTGCCCGCCTGGTTCACGGCATTGTTGAACGTGTTACCGATCAGCGCCGTGCCTTGTCCCATGGTCGCTTGGCCCAGGCCGAAGGCCGGGTTGAGTCCGCGGGCGAAAGGGTCGAGGGCGCCGTAGCCTTCGGCCAGGGTGATCCGGCGGCCGCGGCGGGCCAGGTCGAGCTGGTTGGCACCGAGGGCGAATTGCCGGCGCTGGTCGAGACGCTGCTGCGACATGGCATCCCGGTTAAGGATCTCCGCAGCCGCCGATCCGGCGCTGGTGCCGAGACCGCGGGCGGCAAAGGCGCCGCGGGCGGATTGCTGCGCCGCACGTTCCTGCTCCGGCGAGAGGGATCGGCCCAGCATCAGCTCCTCTTGAGCCTGACGCTGGATCTCCGCCTCGATGGCGCTGGGGGCGCTGGCCGCTTGTAGCTCCTGGTCCATCACGCCACGGGTCCGGGCGAGGTATTGATTATCCAACTCCCCGGCCACCTGACGGGCCGTGCCCAGCTGCATGGCCGTCATCTTCGGATACAGACGCTCGAGCGAACGCTCCTGCTCCTGCATCTGTTGAATGGCCGACCGCGTCGCCGCGGCATACATCTTGTCGTAGTCGATTGGTGTCGGCGCCGGCGGTGCCGGCGGCGGTGCTGGCATTGATGGTCCTGATCCCATTTTATTTTCCTCCTGTTTTGCTAATTAGTTTCTCCCAATAGTATACTCGCGGCTCCAAGCTCCCTCTGCGGCACCAAGCCACATAGTTCTGCGGATGCGGCGCCACGCGCAGACACTCCCGCACAGGGTTTGTGCCAAGAGCGCCAGCAGCCAAAGTGACGAACCAGCAGTTAGCTTCACCGAGTTCAAATTGTTGCTCCTCCGCGTTCCAGCGGCAGGCTTTGGCCAGCATGAAGCAGCTTGGGCTGTTCCACACATAGCCCGCCGACAGATGCTCGCCGACGACCTCCCAGAAGTCTTGCGTGCTGTGGTTGTCCCACCATGCTTTTGCGCGTTGCCATGGCAGCATCCTTAGCCCTCATACATAATGTTGACCGAACCAGCGTCGAAGGTGTCGGTGCCGTTGACGGTGGTTAGGCGGACGCGGTCGAGGTTGCCGGAAAGTGCTGGCGAATTACCGGCGCAGCTTGTCGCTGCGCCCATTGCGGCTTCAGCATTGGTTCCGCTTCCCACCCACACATTTGATCCAATTAATACAAACGTGTATATGCCACTTCTGGCCGTGCTTGCAGCCGCTTGGCCGGATGGCTCAATAATAAATCCAGATGTGGCCGTTGCATATTGAATGGCGGCGGATGAGCCGTAACTCGCGTTGCTTTTATATCCACTTGTAGAAAACGAAGACGCTCCAAGTTGTATTTGGACGATTGACGTTCCATTTGTGCTTACCCCATTAAACATCACTGTAATCCGCTTTACCCAAGACGGAATGCCGGTGAAGTCGATGCTGGTTCCGCTGGTGGTGTTTTGCGCGGTGGCAAGGGTGAGAGGCTGCGAGAGCTTCGCCGGAGTCACGGCAGCATCAGCAATCCGCGCAATCGGCAGCGTGCCAGTCGTGAGCTTGCTGGCGTCGATGTCGCTGGCGAGCTTGGCGTTGGTCACGTTTGCGTCCAAAATCTTCGCGGTCGTGACTTCGTCATTGCTCAACGTGATCGTCGCACTATTGACCATCTGGTTGAGCAAGCCCGGTAAGACCGTGTTGCCAGAGGCCCATGTATATCCTGTAGTTGCTGTTGCCATATTGTTCTCCTTAATTGTTAAGCTGCATTCCTTGTCTCAGTCGGCGGATTGCTCGGTCCTGCCGCCTCGATGCTGACGTTGCGGATTTCCGGCCGGTTGGCCGTGGTGAGAAATTCAAGTTCGGCGTAGTGTGCCTTGGCGCGGATCGGCTGCTTGAGCGTGTAGTCTTCCGCAAGGCCGGACGTGTTGGTCTGCCCCGGCACCAGCGTGATCGTGGCGTCGGGGTTGATCGTGATGGCTTTGACAGTCACCGATCCGGTGTTGGGCAAGACGACATCGGCGAGCGAGCGGACGAAGCGTTTCGTGCTCATGCTGCCCATGCCGTAGCGGCGTGTGACGATGCGTCCGGGGACCGGCGTGATGACATCGGCCTGCACATCCGGCGACTGGTCGCCTTCCTCGATCTCGTCGAGGAGCATGAGGCGTCCGGCCTTGTTGCTGACGAACAGGCGGCGCTCGTTGGCGCGGGTGGCGACAACGAAGTCATCCACTCCGAAGCCGAAAACGTCCCTCGTCTCCCATGCTTCGTTTAAGGCATTGTATAAAAACACGCCGTTGTTGTTGTCGGCACCGGCGAGCGGGACCGCCAGATAGTAGCGGTTGCTATACCAGAGGCCGACCGAGTTCTTGAGGAGTGTCGCGTTGAGGTCGTCGAGCTGGTTGGCAATGGGATCGCTGAGAGGCTTGGTGTCGCCGCGCAGCTTCAAGTCGAGGCGGCTGTCGAGGCGGTAGACACCGGAGTCACTGAGGAAATAGACAAACTGCCCCGCCGTGGCGATGGAGCGGCGGGCCGCGCAGCCGACCTCGTCGGTGAGGAGCGTGAGCTTACTGAGCGCCGTGTCGATGGCCGTAGAGGCGCCGTCCACGCTGGCGAATTGGTTGACCTCGGCCAACCAGATCGACTTTCTACAAAAGACGAGGAAGCTGTTCTCCACCCACGGATGCACGGCGACGACGAAGTCATTGCTGCCCGCACCGGCGCGGAAGGACTGCCAGTAGGGATCGTAGGTGTTGGCGTCGAGGATGTCCGAGATGAGCACGTTGTTCTTGCCGTCAGGAAGCACCAGCCGGTTGTTGACGTAGGTGCCCCAAGGTGTGCTCCGCATGGTCTTGTAGGTGGCCGAGAGTCCGGTGGGCACGCCTGCGGGACTGCGGACAAAAGCGGTCGTGACGCCGTCCCAGTAAAGCGGTGCCTTCACGCGGCGGATGGTGCGTCCGCTGGTCGTGGCGTCGGTCGCGGTGCCGCTTGGCACGGTGATCGTGAAAGAGTTCGTTGAGACCGTGGCGATGTCGTATTCCACGCCGTCGAAGGCCGCGACATTGCTCCCCTCGATGCGCACGCGGGCGCCGGCGGGAAATCCGTGGCCGGTCAGATTGACGGTCGCCGTAGTGGACGCGACCGTGATGCCGCCGGTGGTCACGTTCTTGATGACCCAGCCGGGACGCGAGGCGTCGGCTTCGCGGAAGAGGTAGAGGCGGTCGTTCGCCTGCGTCATGGAAATCGTGTCAGTCGGCTCGATCACCTCATCCGGCGATGTCGGGTAGCCCAGCTCCTGCGGGAGCACGCTGATGACGATGGTGTCGCCGTTCTCGTCTACGATCTCCTCTCCGGTGTCAGTGACCAGAAAGCCGCCCGCCCAGACACCGGCAAAAGATTGGTTGTCGTCCAAGAGAATGGTGTAAGCGCGGTCGCCGCCCGCCAGCACAACGATCTCCGCGCTCTGCACCTGATCCGGCGAGCGGTAGACGCTGGCCGCAAAGATGCCGCCGGAATAGACGCTCTGCACCACCGGCGCGTTGGGCGCAGGGTTCAGCACAAAGGGCACGGTGAGCGGCGAGCTGGCCACGCTGATGGCATCTGCCATGCGCTTGGCACCCTTGCGCGTCACCGCCACTCCACGATCCAGCCGCATGTTCTCCGACAACTGGAGCATGCCGGCAGGCAGCGCAACCGGATTGATGCGCGAGGCATAGCCTGCGAATCCGGCGTCACCGTCGCGGAGGATGGGGCTTTCGAGGGGCATTAGCGGAAGATGGCCACGCTATTGGACACTCGATTGGCGACCGTGCCAGCTTGGTTTGTTACTTGAATAATTACGGAGCTAGAAGTTGCTGTATCGCGGGCGGTAGTTGTATTTGCTTCATACGCAAAAGATGCGTCCACGCCATCTCCGGATGTCACTGCTTGCACGCAATAATTTGCGTCTGGCATGGCAGTTGTGAATGTTACTGTGTAATTGCCGGTTCCATTACGAACGACTTTTGACACATTTCCGCTGGCCCTAATGGTGCAGCGGTCTTCGCCGCCAACATTAGTCACAGTCGTCCCGTCAAAATTAACCCAAGCACGGCAGCCATAGATCGGCGCCGATCCGGTTTGCGCTCCGGTAAGCATTGGCGCTGTCACCTTCGCGCTCCCAATCGCCGTCACACCAGCATTGCTGATCGTCACATCGCCAGTCACAGCAACCTTAGTCGCCACGTTGCTGCCGTTGCCGACAAGGATGTTGGCGCTGTCGAGGGCGGCGAGCTTGCTGAAGGCAATCGCCGCCGCCGCATCAATGTCCGAATTGATCAGCCCGCCGCGCACTACAGAGGCTGCGATGCGCTTGGTCAGTCCGGATTGCTCGATGACAAACTCGTCGCCGGATGCGAGGGTGGTGGCTTGTGTTAGTTGTCCGATTGTTTTGGCCATGATTAGTTGAGAGTTGAGGGTTTAGAGTTGAGAGAGGGAGGCTTTGAGGCGGGTCTTGAATCTTGCCGCGTCACCCGGGGAGATGTCGGTTTTGCGGGTTGGGGCGACTTGTTGGTGGGTGAGGACGAGGTTTAGCGGGATACCCCACTTCTTCATGCGGGGGACCAGGTATTCGAGGGCGCTGTCCATCGCCGCTTCGCCGAGCGGGTCTTCGTATGTATTGCCGTCCCACGCCACACCGAGGGAACAGCTGTTGCAGTCTGGCACGCCTTGCCATGAGCTGATGCCTGCATGCCAGCAGCGGGCCGTATCGTCGGCGAGGACGGTGCGGTTGCCGTTTCTGGCGATGATGACGTGGTAACTCACTTTGCTGGCAGGGTTCATGCACCAGCTCACGCTGCCGTTATAGCTGCCGCTCGTATGGTGCAATACGATCATGGTCGGCGTGATGGGTCTGCCGCTTTTGTTCGGGGTGTTCAGCCTGCGTTCGTCGTAGGCTTTGCTCGCGGCGGGTGTGGAGACGGTTGTGGATACGGATGGCAAGCTCGGCGAGGCTGGCGCTGGGCCAGTCGCGGACGGCTTTCCAAATAGTCTCTTGATCCACTTCCACATGGTTACTTCGCGTGGCCTTTGGGCGGCGGATTGACGGTGACGGTGGCTTGCTGCTTCACGAAGTCATAGCCGAGCGTGACGCAGCCAGCCGCAGCGACAGCCCAGCTCACGGCGAGGATCGCAACTGCAATGAGTTTTGTGACGCGGGCGTGGCTCATGGATTCAGAGGCGGGCGTTGTGGTCTTTCGCCATCAGCAAGCCCCATCCGGCGAGTAGACTTGCGCTAACGAGGCCGAGGTCAGGGATTGTGCCGCTGGCCAGAAATTCGCGTCCGGCCGTGGACAAGCTGGCGATGATAGTGAGTGCTCCGAGCAGGTTCGTTTTCCAGTTTCTCATTTCTTTAGTTCTTTCTGTTTTTTCCGAATGTCGTGCAGGACGCTCACAAGAGTCGCCAAGCCGACCAAAATACCGATGCAAAGACCTGCAACACGCAGGGTTGTTTCAAGGTGGGGCAGCATAGAAAACACCGAGGAGCCGATAGACGTGGCCGTTCCGATGACGCCTTTTTCCGTCGTTGTGAAATGGTGATGGAAGTGCGTGATACTCATAGCCACACCCTCCGTTGCTGGGTCGGCGTCACGCTGTAGGTCGGTGCCGGATCGGGCCGGTCGTCGGTCACCCGCAGATTGAGATGCCAGCCGTCGAGGAGCGTGCTCACCGGATTCTCGGGGTCGGTCATGTCCACGTCTGCCAGCACGCCGACAGGATCGAGGGCATAGCCGGTGCCGCTTGTTTGCCATCCGGTCTCGGCATCATAGTAATCGGCCAGAACGGTTTGCGCCGTGGCCTCGTCGGGGAACTTGTAGAGAAAGTCTTGCATGTTACGTCGTGAGTTGTTGCAGCAGCGTGTCGCTCAAGCGGCGGGGCCAGTAGGCGATCTTGGCGATGTGTCCGCTGTAGACGCCCGTTGCTGCAAGCCTTCTTCCAATGCGAAGGCGTGTTACCGTAGGCATGGTGCCGCTGGTGTCGGCGGTTCCGAGCGTCCCGTTCAGCGCCGCTTGAAAATCGTTCTCCTTAATTGCCCCTGCCATTTTATAGGTGAATGGCTCAGTAATCGCAGAGCCGATGCCAATGGCCGCTTGAGATACACCGCCGTCCACAACCACAAGAGATGGTATTCCGCTGCTCAAGACAGAAATTCTGGCCACTTCGTTTTCCGTCGTGTCGTCGAAAAGCAACGGCGTTCCGTCCGTGTTTTTGCGGATCACGCCTTCAGCAAATAGCGTGCCTTCGGCTTGGTTGTAGAAAGACGAAATTGAGGTGATGTCGGCGACATCCGTGGCGCGGGTGGCGGCGGCGGATGTCGTCGGGATGTAGGACGTGGGGAAGGCGCCTTGCTCAAGCTGCGGGGCGGCTATGCGGAGGGTTAGGTCGATGGGGTTGCCGGAGGTGTAGACGATGTTGACAAAGCCGTTAACGCGCTCAACGGTTGCGTCTGTGAACGCAAATGCTGCCGATGAACGCTGCGTCGAAAGCGCGGCGGATGTTGGGGTGATGGTGGGTTGGGACGCTTGCCCTGCAACGCTTGTTCCGCCAGCAACGCGACCCGAAATAGTGTGCCGCACAGTGGCATTCGATAGCGAGCCAGCGACCAGTTTGTAATACGCTGAAGCTGCCCATGTCTGTCCATTGGCGGCAACAACTTGTGTGTTGGCTTCAAAAAATATAGTGACCGAAGAAGAAGCGGAAGGCGTTCCGCTAAATTTGATGTCGATGTAGGACAATCCTGCTTCAGTCCCAGTGCCGATGATTTCAGTAGAAACGCCATTTGCAGCAGCATTTGCAGATGCCCAATGCGTCGGAACCGCTCCGCCACTCCCAATCGCCCCATTGGTCGAACCACCAGCCTGCGAGTTGCGGATGCTGTTGGTTCTGGCCTCCTCGATGAGAAGCCCAAGCGAATTTCCGTTGGCCGAATCGTGGTCAAATCGCGGGACGTTATTGCTGGCCGTTTGCAGCACACCATCAGCATCAAAGAAAGTCGCGTTGCTTGCCCGCGTGAACGTGATGGCGGGGCCGGTGGCATGATCTAGCGTCTTGAACTGCGCGAAGTCACGCTGGAACGTGGGCAAATCAAGGAGGTAGAACAGCTCCGTGTTGCGCAGCAGGCCTCCTGAGAATCCTTGGATCATTTGTTGTAGGCGATGATTGACCCACTGTGCAGGTCGATGGCGGTGAAGAGACCGAAGATGGTCAGGCCGGCGGGCACCTCGATGGCGCTGCCGAGGGACGTGTTGGCGAGGCCGGTGACGTTGCCGGTCAAGGTGTGAAACTTGGTGTCGGTCACGGCTTGGATCGCGGCCCACTCGCCGGTGTAGAGGGCGGTGTCGCCGATGTATTGAGCGCCGGAGAGGCTGTTGGTGATGCGTGCGTTAGGGTTCATGATTTTAGGAGTGTGAAGGTTGGAAGGTGGGAAGGTGTGAAAGTTGGCGGTTGGCAGTATCGGTTGGCTTCGCTTTGCTCAGCCTGTCTCGCGGACTCGGCTGTCAGTCGTCAGTAATGTCCGATTCTGGCGGACCAGGCTTGGGGTTGGTTTTGTTGGAAGTAAAATTTATCTCTTTCGGTCACTAGTTCGTTCATGGCTTTTTCTTCCATGAGGGTTGATTTCGTGAGCTGGCCGTCTTCTTCGAGGAGGCTGGCCGTGAGGTAGTAGCCGACGGCTTTGCTTAGGACGGCGGGGACCGTCGCCGAGAGATTTGATGTGGTGTAGGTGTCGGGGCGGAGGCGGTATCTCACCCAGGCGGTCGTGGGGATGTCGGTGTCGTCCGGAAAGCGGATGCTGTCGCCGAGGAGGCTGTATTGGAGTTCGCGGGGTGAGGCTGTTTTGTTCGGATTGTCCCTGGTGATCTGGAAGACTTCGCCCATCGGGGTCTCGCCGCCGCCTTGGACGTAGTCGATGTAGTAGCCGGTGGTTGCGTTGCCTTGGATGGTGCGCTCCTCGATGCGGCACAATTCGGGCCAATCGGCCCAGGTCCAGCAGGCCTCGATGGCGTCGTTCGCCGCGGCGACGAGCATGGTCTGCGCACCGCTCGGGATGTTGGAGATGGATGAGGCGTCGTTGCCGACTCTCTGCCAGGCGCGGAGGAGGATCGATTGGAGTTGAACGGTTCTCACGGCTCGGTGTCTTTGGGTAGAAGCGGGTCGATGTCTTGCATGGAGATGACTTCGACTTGGGCGAAAAGTTGCGGGTCGAGGGCGGCGAAGCCTTGTGCGTAGAGGCCGCCGTCGATTTCGGTGAGCAGAGCGGCGCGGATCATCCAGCGGCCGTCGGTGAGCGCAGCGGGGGCAACGCGGTTTTGCGAAGGAGGCAGCGATGATTGAGTGGCCAAGAGGGCGTCTTTGAGAGCGGCGTCCATAACGAGGCCGTATTGCGCGGCGTCTTGGTAGGTGGGCAGACCGTTGGCTATGTATTGGTCGAGCGTCATAGCAGGGCGGATTGGATGGAACCGACGAGGCGTTGGACGTTTTTGGCCAAGAGTTCAAGGTCGAGTGCCGTGCCAACGGAGTAGAAGGCAATGCGGTGCGCGCCAGCGCCGCTACCAGCTACGCGACGGTAAACAAGCACGTTTTGGTTAAATGGCGTCTGCGACGTTGAGCTTAATGTCTCCATCGGCGCGGAACCGGAGATGGCGGTATAGGTGGTGCTGGCGGCGCGGCTCAGACCGATAAGGCCAATAACTGAAGATCCGTTGGCAAGGTTGACTGCCGTGGTGTTGCGGCTGCGTGTTGTTGGGTTGTTAAAGATGTGCGTTGTTCCAGTGTCTGATGCGCCGCCTGCGCCCATGATGGGGTTTCCTAATGACACTGTGCGCGTGCCATAGCATGCGATGTGCTGATCGTTTTGTCCGTCCGCGTTATTGTTGCGGTTGGTATCAATCCATTGCGTGCCGGTGCCATAGAGGCCGTAGGCGCGGGAGTAGTCGCCGCTGACGAAGTTGTTGTTGGTCGGCGCGGTGCCGACCAAGGGCTTGAGGGCGCCGGTAAGCGTGCGGGCGCCGCACAAAATGGCGCTGGCCTTGATGGCGGTCCAGATGCCGTCGTCCTTGCAGCCTTTGACAAAGGTGTGGATAGCCTCGCGCACGGCGGGTTCAAGGGCTTGGGCATCACTGATTTCGACTTCAGCAATGTAAGCGGCGGCGTCGGCATCCATGCCGCCCCAGCGGTTCTCGCGGCGGGCGATGGCTTGTGGACGGAGCGCCCAAACTCCTCCGACACGCGAGATGCGCGGGGAGTTGTCAACGCCGAGGATGGAACCGTTGAACCGCATTAGCTGATTTCTTCGTAGCTGACGACGACTTCGAGGTCGCTGGCGGTTCCGGCCGTGGCGCCGAGCGAAGAGTCCTCGCGGAGATAAAGCGGGGCGTCTTTGCTGACGACGACGACAGTGGCATCGGCGGGGACGCTGACGGTGCTGGCGATTTTGAAGGCGGTGCCGCCGATGTCGTCTTGGGTGTAATACGCCACGGTCACGTCGCAAGCGGCGCTGCCGTCCACGTTGGCGACATAGACGGAGTTGACCTTGAGCAGCTTGCCGGACGAGGCGGCGTTGTTGAGGATGGCCGTGGCGTTGGTGGTAGAAAGTGCCGTGCCGGCGGTGTAGCCGGTGATGGCGGTAGCTGAGTTGATATTGGGAGTTGCCATAGTGGTCGGTTAGTTAAGGACGGTATTGATGGCGATGGCCCGCATGGTGAGGGAGATTTCGCCGGAGGCGTCGGGGACGGTGAGCGTGCGGGTGGTGCCGGAGGTGATGCCGGAGAGTTGGAAGGCTAGATTTTTGGAGCTGTCCGCGTTGTCATAGAGGAGGAAGTTGGCGTCGTTGAAGACGTCGGGGAGGATGCCGGCGTAGGTGTAGTCGGCGTCGCGGCTGACTCCTGCCGTGGCCGTGCGGATGTAGATGCCGGCGGGTTTGCGGGCGATCAGCCAGGTGCCGCTGGCTTCGCGGACGAGCCAGGCGGTGTTCAGGGCGGCCGAGCCGTCCAAGGGGAGGTCGGTGTAGGTGGCGACTTCTCCGTCGATGTAGGACGCGCCTCCGCCGCCGCCGGACCCCTTGAGGTCGAAGTTGCCGGTCAGCGGATTGAAAGCGAAGCCCATTGGAAATTAGAAATTTGAGATTTAAGAGCGGACGACGGTGGCGATGCGGGCGTCGTCCGAGGACGGCGTGCCGCCGACATACGTGAAGGTCAGCGTGGCGACGGTGTTGGTCCCCTCTTTGTAGACGACGCTGGAAAGATTGTTGGTGGTCGAGACGTAGCTCAGCTCAACGGTCGTATGCTGCGGGATGTTCAGTCCGGGAATGTTTCTGACTTGGACGTTGGGGTTCATTGGAAAGTTAGAAGGAAAAAGGAAGAAGGATGAATGGTTCGGACTTTTGCATTTTGCATTCTGCGTTCTTCATTTATGCGGCGGCGGGGGTTGCTGTTGACCCACGCGCCGCAAAGGCTCCGCCCATGCTTTGGGGCTGGGACGCCAGGGCGGGGACGGCGCCGGTTCTCCCGATTTGGGCGTTTTGGATTTGGGTCATTTGGAAGTTCAGGGCTTGGGCTCTTGCATCGACCATGCCTTTGTAGATTTCGTCGCCGGCGTATCTCTGCTGGAGTTGCGGATTTGCCTGGATCGCGCTTTGGAGGACTTGCAATCTCAGCTGGGGATTGACGCCTTGTTCGGGCAATGGGGGCTCGATGCCGGCGCTGATCTTGGTCAGGGCGAGTTGTTCGTCTTCGGCTTCTTGGGCGGTGGCGACGTCTTGGCTTCTCACGATCATGGACGCGAGGCTTGGGTCTACGGCCCCGACGATGAAGTTGACCAACCCGGCGCGATCAATAACGCCGGCGACGTCGAGGGGGACGGCGACTTTGGCGATATATTCGAGCTTTTTGCCGAGGACTTCGGCGTCGAGGTCGCGGACGTCGAATTCGGCGACCAGGTCGTAGCGGCCTTGGATCTGCTCGCGGCTCACCTGGAAGGGGGCGGGCATGGCGCCGGCGACTCGGGCGATCTCGGTGTCGCTGACGTATTGCTGCATGAGGGCGAAGGCTTGGGCGATGACGGCTTTGCTGCTGCGGAGCCAGCGGTCGACCATGGTTTGCTGGGTCAACATGGTGAGCGGCTGCGGGACCGACTGGCTGAAGCGGCCGAAGTATTCGTCGACGTCGCGGCGGGTGGCGGCTTCGATCTCGATGGTGCCGCTGTCGAAACGCGGGGGGTCCATCCAACCGAATTCGTTGGGGCGTCTTTCCGGGATCTGGGCGCCGGGGCCGAAGATGAGGTTTAGCTTGCCGCGGTTCGCGGGGACGCGCACGGGCGGGAGGACGGCGACGGCGGCGCGGTCGCTGCGGAAATCGCGCTGCGTTTTGATCTCATACTGTTGGCTCTCGAGGAGCTCGGGGACGCCGCGGGATTCGAGGAGGTTGCGGGAGATGCGTTCGCGGGCGAATTCGACGAAGGGGTAGTCGCCGTGCGCGTAGGGCAAGAGTTCGCTGACGGCGACTTCTTCGGCGACGGATTCGTGGAGGACGGTGTAGTGGACGCGGGTGGTTTGGTCCTTGTTGAATTGCTTCTGGTAGTAGTGCCAGAGCTCGATCATCTCGCGCTCGGTCTCGAGGTTGATGATTTCTTGCCGGTAGTAATTCCTGATCGGGCGGCGGTAGGCGCCTTTGTGGCGGAGGGCTTGTTCGACGAAGTCTTCGCTGTAGCCGTCGGTGACGATGCGTTCGCGCAGTTCGGTCTCGGTGACCATTTCGCGCCAGGTGACGTAGCGGGCGCGTTGGAGGTCGGAGGTTTGAGGGGGAAAGTAGATGTCTTCCCACGGCTCGAGGGCGACGAATTCGGGGCGGTTCTCGAAGAGGTAGGGATTTTCGTAGGTGCAGGCGCCGGTGTTGCGGAGGTCGCGGACGCAGCTGAGCTTGCCGGCGGCGGGGCCGATGAGGTCGGCAAGCATTTGCTTGGCGTCTTCTTCCTGGAGCGGGTCCATGATGCTCTCGAGGAGGATCTGGATCATGGGGTCCCCGGTCTCGGCGAGCATGGCGGCGAGCTGGTCGAGGGTGATGGTCTTGGATTCGGTGCGGGTGGTGCGGCGCCAGAAGACTCCCATCACGGCGAGGCCGTATTGTTCCTGCATTTGGGCGAGGAGTTCGACTTCGCGGCGTAGGTCGTCGGCGCAGTGCTGGAAGAGCATCCATTTCAGCGCGGTCTCGGCGCTGACTTTGGCGGCGTAGTCGCTGGACTCGATGGGTTGGAGTTGGATTTTGCTGCGGAAGAAGGCGTTGGTGAGGAGGGCGACGTTCTCGTTGCAGATTTGGTCGGCAAGGCGGACGCGGGCGTCGCTGGCGCCTTCCCAGGGGAAGGCTTGCTTGGCCAGGGCGGAGGAATGTTTGCGTCCGTCGGGGGATTGTCCGGACCAGATGGCGTGCCTTACCTCGTAGTTGCGTTGCTTTTTGTCGAGGTAGCCGCCGACGTCGGACTCGGCTTCCTGGATGTTGAGGAGGAAGCCGCGGATGTCTTCGGGGGTCGGGCGGCCGAGGGTGGCTTCGTAGTTGTAGCCGTCCGACGTCATAGGGATGAGACTTGAGTTTGAGACTTGAGTGACGGGGTGTTGACCGGTTGGTTCGGCGCCGGGGACGGCGCCGCTACAGTGCACTCAGGTTTCAAGTTTCCGGTTTCAGCCTTCGCGGGTGCTTCGAGTCCGGCAAAACTTACTTGAGTTTTGCTGGACGATGACTGCACCCGGCACTCGGGGTTGTCGCGGAGCAATGATTTGAGCCAGTCTTTGTCTCTTGTGATTCCGGGGTTGCGGCGTTCCCAATCGATGAAGGCGAAGGCGTCGATGCTGGCTACGTGTTGCCCTACCCCCTCAATGTGGGCGTGCTCGAGGCGGGCGTTGGCCTCGGCGATGCGGAGCTGCCGGGCCCGGGCGTTGACGGCTTGGGCGTAGAAGCCGCGCTGTAACTCCTCTTTGACGAGGGAGCCGAGTTCGGTATCTAGATCAAGCATAAGAGACTAAGAGCCGAGCGGAGCGAGACAGGCTGAGCGCAGCGAAGCCAAACGAGTTGAAAGGCAGCGGACCGCTGGGCCAGCGGTCCCTACCGGGAGAAGATGTGAGTGAAGGAACACGCTTTTGCTCCCCTGGGAATTTTCCCTGAATCCCACCATGAGTTGTTGCCGAGTTGGCGACATGAACCCAGGGGAGCAAAGTGCGTGCTACCTCATCAGCTGAGGCTGTCGAGCTGGGCGACTTCGAGGAAGATGTGGATCTCCCCTTTGTCGAGCTCGAGCAGGTCGTAGCTCGCCATGGAGGCGAACTTGGCGACCACCGCGGTCGAGGCAACGTAGGCGTGAGGCGTGGTCGAGGCGTGGGCCTTGGCCAACACTTCGGTGCCGTTCACGTTGATTTGCTGCGACGTGATGAAGCGGTCGTCGTCGGTGGCGTCGCCAACGATGACGGTGTTGCTGTTGTAGGCCGAGGTGCCGACCAGCTCGAAGGGGGTCTTCAAGTAGGTGGCGGCGGACTTCACGACGCTGTTGGCCGGCAGGGTGATCAAGGTGATGTCCTGCGCGGTGTTGTCGGTGCCCTGCGTCAGATCGGTGTGATCAATGACGAAGCGGTAGTTGAATCCACGAGGACTCTCGTGGAGGCTGCGGAATGCGTTAGTTGTCATAGTGATGATTTCCTCCGATTAGTCCGCGGTGCTGGCGATCTTGCCGTGCACGAGGGGGTTATCGACCTGGAGCGCAGCGATCGTGTCCACGATGCCACGGGGGCCTCCGCCGGCGTCGTCGAGCGGCATGTAGCGCGGGCGACGGTTGTAGCGGATCGAAACGCCATCCATATCCAGGAGGTAACCGCGACGCAGCTGGGAAGCTGTGACTTGGTCTTTAGCCAGGAACAAGGACGGTGTGAGGGCCAAGTCGCCGAAGTCTCCAACGAACAGATCGACCTTCGCGTAGTAGCTCATGTCTTCGCTGTTCTGGTTGAAGGTGCGAACGACGGCGCCGGTGTTGGTGCTGCCGAACTGAACCTGCTGGAAGCCAGTAAAGCGGCGTTTGAGGGTCGGCCCGCACAAAAGCGTGTAGCTCTTGTTTTTGCCGCACTGCTCATACAACGACTGGAGCAGCGCCTGGATGGTGCCATCCGTGATGCTGTTGGTCGCGGTCGTGGTGATGGACGCGGCGGGTGTGCGGTAGGCAGCGGGAACGGCGGTGGCGCTGTCGGATTGAGCCGAGTTGGAAATCCAACTACCCAGGCCCCTAGTTTTGAAGGGGGTGGTGCCGGATTGTTCGGTGCTGTCCTGGTCGGAGCAGAACACGGATTCGAGATCGCGTGCGAGCTCCTGGAGGGAGCGGGTCACGCTACGAGCCATCTCCCGTTTGCGGCCGATGCCGGCGACATCCGAGACGGACTCGGCGAGGTCGTCGACCTTGGGCAAACGCCACATCTTTTGGATGCGGCCGTAGAGGCGGGCGCGGTTGGCAGCCTGGTTGGAGAACGTGGTTGCGTCCTGGTTGGAGAGCACGCCGGTGAGGACGGGCTCGTTCATTGCGTCGACAAGCCAGCTGAAAAGCGGGTTGGTCGGGTCTTTGGATTTTTTCGCCATCGAGAGCAGCGGTGTGCTCTTTTGGTCCGCAACCGCGATGAGGTCCGCGAGATCCTCGCGTGCGCCCACCTGGTTGGTAATGAGAAGTTCAGCCATTGTAGTTGGTTTTCTAAATGTTGGTTTGGAATCTTGGTTGGAGTTCGATCACACGATCGACTCCATGAATGCTTCGAGGGCGTTGCGATCGCCTCGGGCCTTGAGCGCGGTGTCGGCCTTTTGCCGCAGGGCCGCGCTCGAATTTGCAGATACTTTGGGACTGGCGCTCGGAGTCGGGGTTTTCGGCACCTTGTCGGTGGCCGCCGCTTTCGTCGCCGGTGCTTTCTTGGTCTTGTCGGCGGATGCTCGCTTTTGCATCTGCTCGACACGTGCCATGCGCAGTTGTTGACCCGCAAACGCGTCGCCTACGATGAGTTCCCAATTCGGAAAACTCACGATGGTCGGATATTGCTTGAGCGTGGCCTGGAGGAATTGATGGGCGCTGGTCCCGTTCTGGAAGAATTCGGGATAGAACGCTTTGGCTTCCGGGAGCGTTTGCTCGCGGACGCGGATGTATTCCTGCTGGCGTGGGCCGGCTTTGACCAGGGCTCGGGCGTTGGCGCGGATTTGTTTGACGGCGTCGGAGTCGTAATACTTCTCCTCGCCGGCAACCGTTACCGTGCCGCCGTCGCGGTGGTCGTCGGTCCAATCAAGGACCGCTTGGGCCTTTGCAATCTCCGCCTCGAGGGCGGCTGCGTCTGTGAAAGAACTGAGCGGGTTTGCGGGGTCCTGGATGATGACCGGTGGCTTGGCGTCGGCGGCGGCTTTCGCGTCGGCGAGCTGGGCCTTGAGATCGTCGAGCTGCTCGAGGGCTTCGCGTTTTTGGGCGGTGAGCTTGTCGATGCGTTGCTGGACTTTGGTGGGAGCTTCGGGCTCTTCGGCCTTGGCTTCCTCGTCGGTCCCCTCGCCTTCCTCGTCGGATGGCTCGGCGTCGGTCTCGTCGGTTTTTTCTTCGGTGTCCCCGGATTCTTCGGCGGCTGGCTCGGAGTCTGGCTCTTCGTCGGCTGCGTCGGTTCCGCTGGTTTCTGCGTCTGGCTCGGTTGTCGCGGCGGTCGGCTTGGCGAACTGGACGCCGAGATGTTCGGCGATGTCTGCGAAGTCGATGTCGGTGACGTCCGGACCGTTAGTTTGCACCTTGTCGGTGGTGTCTGTTGCCATGGTTAGTGGGTCCAAGTCCCGGCAGGATTCGGGTTGCCCGGCGTGTGGGCCGTGCGTGCGGGGTGAATCAAGAAGTCCCTGCGCATGCAGGGGGAATTACGGCGCCGGTGGGCGGATGGCAAAGGGGTGCGGTCACAAAGCACCGCAATGCACTGCAAAGCACTGCAAATTGGTCGCTGGGCGACCTGTCTCGCAGACTCGGCTGTGCGGAATTACCGGAGAGGTTTGCAGTGGGCAGTTTTCAGTGAGAGGCAAGAATGATGGGGATTGGAGATTGGAAATTTGAGATTTGAAAAATGCGGCGTAGTTCAAACGTGGCTTGGACTATTGCGCGGTTTGTATGCGGCGGGTCCGGAGGCCCCGCCCTACCTGCTTACTTGCCAGAGGCCGATTTGAGCCAGGGCGTAGCCCCACCAGACGAGCATGAGAGCGTAGCGGCCGGTCCATGCCATCTCGGCGCCTATGACAAAGTAGACAATGCCTACGCTGGCAATGAGCCAGGTGCTCATTTGCGCTTGTAGCCGAGGGCGGTGAGGATGGTTGTCAGCTCGCGGCTGCGTTGGTCGATGACTTCTTCGGCGGCGTCGGGGAACGCGGCGTGGAGGAATTCGTGCAGCTCGATGCGCAGGCGTTTGCGGCCGACTAGGCGGGAGTCGATGAGAATTTTGTGCCCGGGGGTTTTGTCGCCGGGCTCGGGAGTGAAGGCGTAGCCGTCGTTGCCGCCTTTGAGCCGGACGTATTTCCACGGCCAGGTGCGCGATGCGATCTGGAACCTGTGGGTCATGGCGGACTAGCTCTTGATGAGCCGGTAGTGAGGGACGGCGCGGGCGCGTTGTTCGAGTTGGATGATGTAGTCCTTGCGCTCGGCGGCGCCGTCTTTGACCAGTTTGCGGACGCGTTCGCTGGTGATGCAGATGGATTTGCCGGTTTCTTGGGCGAGCTGGGCGACGGTGAACCATCCGGCAGGGACATGATCGAGCTTCACGGAGCTTTTCTTGAGCTCGGTGATGAATTGGGCGAGCGAGGATTCGATTTGCTCGGCGGTGATCTTGGACTTTTTGCTCATAGATGGGTCACTTTGGGCGCCGGGGGGTTGTAGAAGATGTGATGCGGGCTTGGGAGGGCGCCTTGGGGTTTGCCGCGCCAGTCGAGGATGAGCAGGCTGGGACGCGGGATGCTGTCGGGGACGACTTTGTGTCCGTGGCGGGTCAAGAATTGCCATCCGCCGGTGACGCCGATCATGCCGCTGCCGTCGCTGTAGACGCCGCCGCAATGGCGATGGCCGCGGAGATAGACTTGGGCGACGGGGTGGCCGGCGCGGACGGAGTTGAGGCGGGCGTTGCCGAGGGTGATCGAAAGGGCGCTGGCTTCGAGGTAGGCGCGGGAGGTCGCGCCGATGTGGTGGGTGGCGTCGATGGCGCAGCCGTGGATGTTGATGAGCCATTTCTCGCGGGCGACTTCGTCGCGGGCGCCGATGAGCCTGGCGAGGTAGCTCTCGACGTCGTGGGTATGACATTCGGTGCCTTTGACGACAAAGGTGGCGGCGGCTTTCGAGGTGAGCGGCTTGAGGGCTTCGGCGGCCATGGCGCAGTGGTTTTCGATTAAGCTGGCGACGACTTCGGGGCTGCGGTGGTGGATGCCTTCGGTGGCGTCGCCGTTGACCAGGACGGCGTAGGGGTCGGGGCCGGCGATGGTGGCGACTTGGCTGAGGGCGTTTTGCCAGCATTCCCACAACCAACGCTGGTGATAGTTCTTGCCGAAATTGATGGTGTTTCCAGCGAGGTTCTCGCTGTCGGGCGGCATGAGGCCGACGGTGCTGCCGCAGTGCAGATCGGAGCAGACGACGAGGATCGACGGCTTTTTGTCGGCTTTCTTCTTGGGCATGCGGTTAGTTTGGAGAAGGCGGAGCGGGCTCAAGGGGGCCTCTTACCTCCGCAAAACCTTCCCGGTGCACAGAGAAAGGAGCGGGGCCGTCCGTGGAATAGATCCGGAGAGCAGTGGCGACGCCATGCTTTGACTTGTTTTTGACGCGTTGCCTTTCCATGCGGGGGGAGCAATGCGGGGGCGACGGGGGAATTGCCAGTCGTTGCGGCAGCAAAGCACCGCAATCCACTGCAAAGCACCGCAATTAAAGCCCCTGCGGGCTGGCTATGGCGTCGGCGCGGCGGGCGGCGAGGTCTTCCTTGAGGGAGAGGATGGCGTCCATGCCGCCGGCGGTGTGGGCGAGAAGGCTCGGTTGCTGCGCGGTTTGCGGGGCGCGGACGATTGCCTGGGCATCACCGATATGCTCGTCGATCACGGCCATGATGGCCGCCCAAAGAGGCGTGCTCTCCGGGACGGCCAAGGCGCCGCGTTTCTCTTGGTCGGTCAACGTGGGGACGTCGATGCGGATTTTGCGGGTGAACCAGTTCATTTGGCTTTGAAGCCTCCGCGTTTGTTCTTCATCGCCGAGTAGACCTTCGGGGCGATCGTGCTCTTGGATTTCGGCCGGCTGGTGCCGGCGGCCTTGCGGCGGTTGATGTTGGCATACAGTCCTTGTTTCATGTTTTTCCTTTCTACCATTTGACTTTGTCGGCCCAATACGCGGCGGACATCTTGCCTTTGGCGATGTTCTTGGCGTGGCGGGCTTTGAATGATTTGTTCCGGGCGGTCCCGGCCGGTGATCCCTTCACGCCTTGTTGGCCGAAGCGGATGATTTTCTCGACGCCGCCGGAGCAGGCCTTGACCACGTGCGACTTGGTCGCGTGGCCGGGCGTGCGCTTGGGCGCGTTGCATTTCATGGCTGATTTTCCGATCATAGAGTTGGCTCCGGTAGGCCGAACGCTTGCAGGACGTCGATGCGTCGAAAGCGGCGGTATTTGATGCCTTTGAGCCGGACGGGTTTGAGCAGTCCGGTTTTGAGGTATTTGCGGTAGGTGTTGACGTCGTCTGGATCGAGCCCGAGCAGATCCATGACGTCGCGGCGTTTGAGGATTTGTTTGCGCATAAGCGAGTTGAGTGTTGAGGGTTGAGAGATGAGGGATTGGAGATTGGAAATTTGAGATTTCAGTAGCTGCCTAGGGGTTGGAAGCTGAGGTCGGTGTTGTCGTGGTAGCTGGCGCCGCTGAGGACTAGGTATCTCAGGACGTCGATGGCATCTTTTGTTCCGGAGGTTTTGGGGCCCGTCCCCGTGTATTGGCTCAAGGCGAAGATGACGTTTTTGCAGTTGCTGGTGACGTAGAGGGTCGGCTGGTTGAGGGCGCCGATGGGCTGGCTGTCGTCGTAAGACAGCCAGTTAATAATCATCGTCACGCCTTCGGCGATGCCGTCGCCGGGGGCGGCGGTGAAGTGGAGGCCGATCTCGCTGCATTCTTCGATCAAGGTTGTCGCCCCTTCCCTGGCGACGGTGGCGGCGTTGCCATAGCGGCTGTCCATGATCCGCTCGAAGATGACGAAGTCTTCGGCGTCGCGGGCGTGGCGGGTTTCGATGTTTTCGATCTCGAGTTTGTAGTGGCTTAACCCGAAGCCGAAGCTGCGCTGGGCGTCGCCGGCGATGCCGTCGGGGTTGTTGCCGCCGGGGACGGCCCAGGGGCCGGGGAGGCCGACGCCGGGGACTTCGCGGACTTGGCTGGGCCATTCGTCATAAACGAAGCAACGGCCGGCGGCGTCGAAGCGGGCCCAAATCATGAACCAGTTGCGGCCGGAGCACGGGTCGACGACTTGGTAGTTGACGCCGCGTTTCGGCACGCGGTCGGGGGGGATGACGTGGATGTTGGTGTTGAAGTTGACGAACATGTTGGCGGCCTTTTTCGTGGGGACGCCGTAGGCTCGCATGAGGATGCGGTCTTTGGGGGACTTGATGAGTTCGGTCTTCATGGCTTCGTAGTTGCCGAAGGGGTTGTCGGCAGTGTGGAAGTAGACGACGCGGGCGGTGGGCTTGGCGCATTGCTGGACGCGGGGGACGCGGATGGGGCGGGCTTTATTATCGAGGACGAGCTCGGCTTCCGTGTCCTCGAGGGTGATGGCGCCGGCGAGGTATTCGGCAACGGTGTCGGTGTAGCCGAGGACGGGCGTGAAGCCGACGGCGAGTTCGCCGTTGCGGGTGATGAGGCGGAAGCGGAGGGCTTCGATCCACTCGGGACTCACGAGTTCGTCGGCCCAGCAGTAGGTTAATTCGGCGCCTTCTACGGCTTTGACGTCCATGGAATAAAATTTGAACCAGCACTGACTGCCGTTCGGCAGGACAAATGAGTTTTCTGTAAAACCCCCTTTCTGTGAGTAGGTGATGTTCGTGACGACCCCCTTGCGGAGCTTGCCGGAGGCGGCGGGTTTCCATTCGGCGGGCAGGTATTCCCAGATGTAGGGTTGCTGGTTCTGGATGCTGGAGGCTTCGGTGGATTGCAGGCACCAGACTTTGGCGCCGGGGGTATTGACCAGGATCTGCACGGCGCGGCGGGCGAGGTAGCGGGATTTGCTGGCGCGGTTGCCGCCGAGGATGAGGAGCTCGGTGACGCCTTTGGGGAATTGCTCGCGGAGCTCGGCGAATTGGCGGTCGGCCGTGGACCAAACGGGCAGGACGGCGCCGTAGCGGTAAGGATCTTCGATCTCGAGGCGGATGCGCTCTTCGAAAAGTTTGTGGAATTCGACGAGCTGATCCGGGGTCATGCGGCGGACGCCGTCGTCGAAGCGGACAAGGACGTTGCCGGCGGGGTCGCGGCCGAGGATGGTCGGCGCGGCGTGGATCGGATGCTGGGTGAAGATCACAGATTGGAGATTTGAGATTTCAGAGGGCTGAGGCGGCCGTGACGATTTGCTCTTCGATATCTTCCCAGTTTTCGGGCGCTTCGGGTTGATCCCACTCGATGCGGGTGGGGCCGCGTTCGTGGGCAGCAAACGTGATCGTGCCGGTGTATTCGCCATGCTGCCACGCGTAGCGCGACGGGCTTTCGGTTTGTTCGATGGTTGTCATTTCTCTACGTGTAAAATTTGCCATGCGAGAGCAGCCACTGCTGGAACTTGTCCGTTTCCAACGGACTTAATGCGGTCCAACCAACTGGCCATCCCATGACCCATTCCGGCAACTCGGGGCAGTAGTCCGGTCCGGAAATCGTGACATTCACCAGGCCCTTCATATTCACAGTTTGGGCAGCCGTATTTGCCCAGTTGGTCGTCGAAGATATGCCCACATTTCTCACAAGATCGAAAAGCAACATCGGCAACCGATCCAATCGTGTCTTGCCGTCCTTGCGTTCCGTCCCCATGCCCAAGGTGTCCTTCCAATCGCGGGCGGTAGGAGTTGGAAGCGTAGAACCATAACCGCTTGCGTTTATGACCAAGTCCGACAGCGTCAGCTCCCAAAGTGATCCATCGGCATGCATACCCGAGGCGGGCAAGCTGGAAGACAATTTGCTCAAGTCCGCTTGTTCGGAGAGCAGGTGAGTTTTCACCGAAAACATAGGCAGGGCGAACCTCGCCAATAATTCGCAGCATCTCGCGCCATAAACCGGACCTGTCACCCCCAAGGCCCTCGCGACCCCACATTGCTCGCGCAACGCTGATGTCTTGGCAAGGAAAGCCCCCCGATACCACATCAACAAATCCGGCCCAGGGTCGCCCATCGAAGGATCGGACGTCATCCCAAATTGGAAAAGGCTCAAGGATTCGGTCGTTCTGTCGTGCCAGCAATACGCTTCGGGGATATCGCTCGATTTCAACGGCGCAAACCGTTCGCCATCCGTGGAGGACGCTTCCAAGTATTCCTCCACCAGCGCCTGTGAAAAGTGCCAGCTCATTCACTTTGTTTCCATTCTTTCGGGAGGTCGAGGTCGAGGCCGTTGCCGTCCATGGGGTTGCCGATCAAGCGGACGTCGGGTTGCCAATAGAATCGGAAGTGGCCGCCAGGACAGCGGACGCCGAATTCGCAGTTGTGGTCGGTGCCGTAGGTAATCATGACTTTGGCGGTGCCTTCGCCGTGCTCGGTCATGACGGGCCAGGGTGGGCGGAGTTCGAGGATCATAGGAGAGTTGGCAGTTGGCAGTTGGCAGTTGGCAGTGGCCAGGCTCGGAGGTGGCCGTAGTCGCGGGGTTCGCTGACGCTGGCGGATTGGCCGCAGATGTCGCAGGTGCCGGCGTGGAAGGTGGCGACGTGGCCTTCGGGCCAGCCGCGGCCGTGCTTGCGTCCGCATTCGTGGCATATCCAGTCGGGATATGCGGCGTCGTAGGCGGTGCGGCGGGCCCGGAGGTCCCGCCCTACCTGGAAGATGGCGTCGTAGTTGGCGCGATAGGTCTCGCCGTCGACGGGTCTTGGTTTGCTGCCTTTGCCGGCGCTCATGATTACCAGGGTTGCTCCCCTGCCCCGGCTTCGGTTTCGGGGAGGAGTTCTTTTTGGGGTTCTTTGATTTTGATGAAGCCGCCGATGAATTTGACGTCGGTCTTCGTGACGCGCTTCCAGGCGGTGAGTTTGTATTCGGCTTGGGTGCCGTCGGGTAAGGTCAACAACGCGGTGCCGCTGAAGTCGGGATGGTTGCCGTCTTTTTTGAATTTGTTGGGGAATAGGGTCCAGGTGTCGGGTTTGGGTTGGTATGACATAAGAGTAGAGTTGGCAGTTTTCAGTTGGCAGTTGGCAGTTGGCAGAGTCGGAGGGATTGGAGATTGGAGATTTGAGATTGGAGATTTGCCTAAGGGCTGTCTTCGGCTGAGAGGGCGGCGGGTCCGGAGGCCCCGCCCTACCCCGGTTAGTCGATGTGTTCGATTTGGTCGAAGAGTTGGAGGACGTCGTCTAGGGCGCGGACCATGCCGGATTGGACGACGCACATGCGTTCGTAGACGTCGGCGCGCTTGGGGTCGTCCGCGGTGCGGAGGTCGGCGGCGTAGCGTTGGTTGTGACTGTAGCGTTCGATGGCGCGGGCGCGGAGTTGCTGGATGCCTTCGCGGGCGAGACTGGCTTGTTTGCAGAGGCGTTCGTTGTGCTCGCGCTCGACTTGCCAGCGTCTGGCCCAGGTCTCGCTGGTGTTGAGTTGGGCGTTGATTCTTTCGATCTTTTCTTGGTGGCTCATGGCTAGTTGCGGGTTTTAAGTTCGAGCCATTTGCAGATGACCAGAATGCGGCGGGCCAGTTCCACGGGGTTGGCGCAGTCGGAGTTCTCGATGATGAACTTGGCGAGCTGAACGCGGTGGCAGCGGATGAAGCGCTCAAGGGTGAAGAGCACGGCTTTTTCGGTGGCCATGCCGCAGGCGATTTGGGCGATGCAGTAGTCGGCTTTGTCGAGGGCGGCGTTGACTTGCTTGGGATGGGCCGGATCAACAGGCCGCTTGGCCTTGCGTTTGACTTTGGGTTTCTTCTTGGTGGTTTTCATGGTGGTTAATTCCCGTCGGGGTCGTTGAAGTTTTTGGGTTGGTAGGTTTGGCGTTCGGCTTTGTTGTTGCTGTAGAGCTTTTCGGTTGAGCTGCGGAATTGGGTGATCTCGGCGTCGAAGTGCATTTCGATTCTGCCGACGGGGCCGTTGCGTTGCTTGGCCAGGATCAGGACGGCTTTGCCTTTGTCTTCTTCTTTATGACTTACGCGTTCGGGGCGGTGGAGCAATGCGACGACGTCGGCGTCTTGTTCGATGCTGCCGCTCTCGCGGAGGTGGCTGAGCTTGGGCTCGGCTCTTTCTTCGGCGTCGCGGTTGAGTTGGCTCAATGCGATGACGGGGACGCCTAGTTCTTTGGCGGTGGCTTTGAGGCCGGAGCTGATTTCGTCGATCTCTAGGCGGCGGTCCTGGGCGGCGCGTTTGGTGCTGCCTTTCATCAACTGGAGGTAGTCGATGATGAGGAGTTTGACGCCGTGTTTGGCGACGGCGCGTCTCGCTCGGGCGCGGAAGGCGGCGATGCTCAAGGCGGGGGTCTCGTCGAGATACAGGGGGGCGTCGACGATCTCGCCTACTTTGCGGCCGAGCTTGGCCATTTCGTCCTTTGACATAAAGCCGTCGCGGACGCGTTGGAGTTTGACGCCGGATTGGGTGCAGAGGACGCGCTCCATGAGTTCTTCGCCGGTCATCTCGAGGCTGAAGAGGGCCGTTGGCACTTTGTCGGTGAGGCAGGCGTGTTCGGCGATATTGGTGGCGAAGGCGGATTTGCCCATGGACGGGCGGGCGGCGATGATGATGAGTTGGCCGGGCTTGAGGCCGCCGGTCATGCGGTCGAGGTCGCTGAAGCCGGTGGCGATGCCGATGGGTTTGCCGCGCTTTTTGTGGGCGAGTTCGATGCGCTGGGCGGCGGCGTCGACGGCGTCGGCACAATGGACGAGGCCGGATTGCTTAGTCTCGAGGCGGAGGTCGAGGAGCATTTTTTCCGAGGTGTCGAGGATGTCGTCGGTGACTTTCTGGAAGTTGCGACTCTCAAGGACGAGTTCGAGGCCGATGCGGTGGATCTCGCGGCGGCGCCAGTAGTCGCGGAGTTGGTCGGCCCAATGGGTGAGATTCCCGGCGATGCGGGTGTATTCGCTGGTGATGTAGCCGGGGCCGCCTTCGATCTTGGCGAGCTCGCCGGATTGGCGCCAGGCTTCGGTGTAGGTGAGGAGGTCGAGGGGTTGGCGTTTGTGGGCGATGTCTTTGAGAAGGAGCCAGGCGGTTTTATTCACCGGGGCGAAGAACCAGTCGTCCTGGACGAGCTCGAGGGCGGCGTCGAGGGTGGGCTGGCCGCCGTTGAGGACACTGCTGATGAGGGAGGCTTCGGCTTCGTGGGACCAGAGGGGGATTTGGGTGTTGTCAGGGGTCATGGCGGAAGAAGGGAAAGTTGGCAGTTGGCAGTTGGCAGGGATTGGAGATTGGAGATTTGAGATTTGAGAGGGTCAGAGTTCGGAGGGGGTGGCGGTGGTTTTCAAACGGGCGTATGATTCGAGGGCGGTGCCGCGGCTGTGCCAGGCGTGGCTGTCGATGGTGCCGCAATCGCGGAGGCAGGCGGCGAGGAAGGCGGCGACTTCTTGCCAGCGTTCGAGCTGGGATTGGAGAACGGCGATTTGTTCGTCGGGGCTCATTGCAAGTCGGGGTCGAGGGCTTCGCTGCGGGCGTCGATGGCTCTTTGGGTTAGTGGGGCGCAGAGTTTTAGGGCGCGTTCGAGTCGTTCGATGCGCTTCGCGGCTTTGTCATAGAGTTCGGCGAGTTGGATGCTGGTGGGGGCGGTGGGGAAGTCGGGGGGAAATTTCCGGTAGGGCGTGAAGCTGGCGCGGCCGACGGTGTAGGTGTGGCTGGTGGTTTTCATGACATGAGGAGGGCGAGGCCGAGGGCGGTGTAGATGGCAAGGGCGGCCAACAGGAGGAGGCCGGTGCGGAGTTGGGTGCGGGTTTTGTTTGTCATAGGGGGGTTGCTCCTGCCTGTTTCATGAGGTGTGAACATGCACGTCCCGTCCGCGGATCTCCCGCGGCACCATGGGTCAGGAGCAAAGTGTTCATGGGAAGCGGGGGCCGTCGTCGTCGAAGATGGTGGCGAGGATGATGGCGAGGAGGCCGAAGAGCAGGATGTAGGCGAGCACAGGGGCGATCATGCGGCCTCCTTTTCGGCGAGCTGTATGGCGGACAGGATCTCGGCGCGGAGGCTGTCGGGGACTTGGGACCAGGTGCTGTAGACGGACGGGTCGCTATCGGGATAAAGGGCGTGGAGAACCTCGCGCCAGAGGTCGTCGGGCGGGGCGCCCCCGTCTTTTTCTTTTTTTGCGGAATCGGGATGCAGGCCTTGGCGTTCGCAGTAGCGGGCGGCTTTGGTGAGTTCGCCGGACCAGTTATTCAGCAGGGTGCTGAGGTCTTGGCGGCGGTAGTCGTCTTTGTCAGGGATGTCGGCGGCGTAGTAGGCTTCGAGGCGGGACCATTCGGCGGCGGATGTCGCGGCGACGGCGGCCTTGGCAATTTTCCATGCGCGGGCGGACGATCGGTCGAGCGGGGTGGCCGGGCGCATGCGGAAGAGGGCCATGGCGCGGAGGAGATGAGCTGGCTTTTCCTCGAGCTTTTCGTCCCCGCTTGCGGGGACTATAGGGGTGTTACTCTTCTCTTCTCTTCTCTGGTCAGGCTCGGGTCGCGTTTTGTCAGAATGGGATTCTGACATGGTTCGATTTATGTCAGTGTGGGTTTCGCGTTTGCGGCGCTGGGCTTCACTGTCGAGGCAGCGTTTCTTGGCGCTGCGGCCGTTGTGGCGGTCCCACATGGGAATGATGACGCCGGGCTCTTCGCCGCGGTGCTCGAGCCAGCCGACGCGGAGCATTTGCTGGGCGAAGCCGCGTTTTTTCACCACGTCGTCGATGTCGGCGAGGACGGTGTAGGGCAGATCGCCGTCGTCGGTGTGCTGGTCGGCCCAGGCCCACAACGCATGGAGGCGGCCGACGATGGTGAAGGCGTCTTCGCGGAGGGCGCGGGCCATGGCGATGACGGCGGGATCGCCGGGGAGGTTCGTGCGGAGTTTGATCCAGTCACCGGCCATGGGAGGGGGTTCCTTTCTTTTTGCGGCCGAATTGGAGGGGCTTGCGGAAGGGGCTCTCCCAGGTGATGCCGCGGCGTTTGGCCCAGGCGTTGAGGGCGCGGTTGAAGGCGGCGCAGTCGAGCTGCTCGTAGCCGATGGTGCCGGGTTCTATTTCGATGGTGCGGCCGTTCATTTTTTTCACGGGCGGGGGTTGGCGAGGCGGGTGAGGATGGTTTTCCAGCCGAAATAGCCGACGAGCTGGCGGCGGCCGTCGGTCTCGCGGAGGATGACGGGGGCTTTCGTGGCGCGGTGGGGCTTGGGCTGAAGGGGGTCAGGCTGTTTTGTGGTCATGTTCGTGGCGTTCGTGTTTGTCCATGGGGCGCCAGCCGAGATTGGTCAGGAGCCAGGTCATGATTTTTTGGGTTTCGTAGAAGCAGCCGGAGCAAAGGAAGCCGACGTCGGTGTGGAAACCGGCGCGGCGGGGGCACAGGCAGCACCATTGGGGGTGGTCGAGGTCGTTCATCGGAAGCGGGGCTGAGTGCGGTGCACGGTGGCTTCGTATTGGCCGTAGTCGTTGAGGTGGACTTCAAAGGACTCGCCCTGCCGGTAGTAGCCGGTGTCGCGGACCAGGACGGCGTGCTCTTGGCCGTTGATCGTGCAGCTGAGGCGCTTGCGGTTCGGCAGGTTGCGCGAGCGCAGAGCCGTCGCCATGGTGGGCGCCGGTGCGGTCCCGATCCCCTCGCCCGGCCGCCACTCTTCTTTTTTTTCGGGTTCCGCTATGGAAGCATTGTCTGGCTCCAAAGGCTGCTGCTGGGCCTGCTGCCGGCGCTGGCGCAGCATCTCAGCGACTTTCGTGACTCCCGTGCGCGTCAACACTCGGAGCCCCCCTTCTTTTTTGCTGTAGTCCGCCCCTTCGGTGAGGAGCCCTTCTTTTTCGGTGGTGTGCGTTTGCATAGAGATTCATTGGCCCTTTGCCCAAAATTCTGTTTTTCGGGATCAATCACCCCTGGGGCACAGACATCAGAAGCGGCACCCCCTCCCCCCCTACTACCGGCACCGGGGGCATGATCGGCCTCGGCCGTGGCCTGAGTGGCATGGCAAGTGGCCTGACCCGTGGCCTCGTCACTGTTGTGCATGGCGCGAACCTCTGATCTCGAATCAGAGGACGGGGCCGGAGCCGGCAGCGCCAGGCTATCCGCCTTTTGTCCGGATGTTTCCCCGGCAACACCGGTTGCAATCTCATCCTCGACCAGCTCCGCCTCGATAACCGGCAACGAATCGACGAAGGCCTTCACTTGATCCGGCCGCACCTCGACCCGCTCGACCCGGGCTGTAGCTTCGCCGGATAGCAGCTGCATCTTATCGAGCATGACCGCGGCAACGATCGCCGCGTCCTTCGCCGCTTTGGTTTCCGGCAATAGCTCGATGACCTTCTCCACCCCGAGCCGCGACGCCCGGCGAAGATCCTTGAGAAGCTCCTTTTTATCCTGCTCTACAGAATAGCCCTCACGGTCACGAACCGCGCAAACCGTATTCCGAGACACTCCGAGCGCCCGCGCCGTGGCGCTGATGCTCTGACCCTCGGCCGCCATCCTGACCACCGCCGCATAAATGCCGGGCCGATCCCGGTGCAATCGCTCGCCGGTAAACTCCCCAGCGTCAGCAAGTCTCTTCTCTGCTTCCTCTATCTCCGAAAAAAAAGAAAGGACGGGGGCGGCAACCTGGGCGGCCGCCGCTTCCTGAATCAGACTCGCGCCGCGCTTTGCCATCATGCCACGCGCAGACGCGGCCGGCGGCCGATGCGCCGAGCCTCGAGCCAGGCCACCGCGGACGGTTCCGGGATCAATGCTCGGGAGCCGACTCGATAATGTTCCAGCTCGCCCGATGACAGCGCCGCCGTGATCGTCCGCCGGCTGAGCCCCAACCGGGCCCCGAGATCCGCAATGGAGAACACCACCGGCAACCCCGGCACCGCTTTGTTTGTCTCTTGGTTAGCCATAAAAAAAAGAAAAAGGGCCCGGTGCCATCAATGCGGCCGCACGTGGCACGCCTCCGGGCTCATGTCATGTTCTGCGCAATAGCGCACCAGGGCGCCCGCGGCCGTGGCCGCCCGGACGATTTCCCGCCAGGGCCCGGTGAGCGGGCAAAACCCGTAGACCATCCACCGCGCCGGCGCCCGGCGCCCATCCGCGGCCGGCTTCGCCCGGCGACAACGCAACGCGGCCGCCGCGGTCATCGCTGGCCCCTCCGCATCAACTTTCCCAGCTCGTGAAACACCCCGGCCAACGCGACCAGCAACGAGCACAGCAAAAATAAAATTACGGCCGAATCATTCACGCGGCGGCCTCCGGTTGAGCGTCGCCAGCCTCGAGCCGACGGCGCTGAATTTCATTGATGAGGATAAGCCGGACGGCCGCGGAGCGGCTTAAACACTGGCTCCGCGAGAGATCATCAATCTTCTCGAGGATGTCCGCCGGCACGTGCAGGGCGAGCACTTTGGTGGGCATGAGGAACACTTCTAGGTAGTTCTACCTAGAACGCAAGATAATTCTTGCTAGAATTTTCAACCGTGCGACATTCACCCCATGAAACGCACACCCCGGCGCAAGTCGGACCAATCCGCCGGCAAGGGCCGCACCCGCATCAGCACCACCATTACCGAAGCCACGGACGCCGAGCTCTGCCGCCTCGCCGAAGCCTCGAGCCTCACCCGCGCCGCCATGGCCCGGGAATGCATCACCGACGCAGTAGCCCGCGGCCTGACCATCACCGCCCACAAAAGCCACGCGGGCAAAGTCATTGATTATCCCCTGGCCCACCCCGGAAACCCCACCGCCCGCGCTGCCGACGATGCGGGAGCGTGATATTGACTCCCGAATACTCGGAAGACAATATCATTCGCGGGCCCTGGCCCGGCAGCTGGTTTTGACCTGGGCAAAACACCCCCCAAAAAAAAACTTTCAAAAAGCCGTTGACACTTAGCGAGCGCACGCTATATTTCACCACGTAGCAAGGCAAATTTACCTAGCTACAGAACAACAAACCCGGACGAGCCGACCGGATAAAAAACGGGCAAATCAAACAATGCAAAGCAAAATCCAAAACGCACTGCACCAACTCGGCATCGGGTTGTTCACGTGCAAGTCGTCATATGACAAACCGAACGCGCAGCAAAACCTCGCCGGCCGCACGCATTACGCGGACGCCGACACCCTGCGTTATTTCAAGTCGCGTATCCTCCGCGGCTACGACCGGCACAACGGGCTCTTGTTCGTTGTTATCGAGAGCGTAGGCAGCAAACCCTACGACACCAACCGCAACAAACGCGCCGTCGTGTTCGACGTGTTCGGCACCGTGGTCAACGATCGCGACGAGTGGTTTGCCACCTCCGCCCAGGCGATTAAGGCCGCGTCCGAGTTCATCGAGACGTTTAACGCCGAAGCCTGGACCGTGACCGAGCTCGAGCTCCGCGCCGCCGCTATGGTCCGCGACGCCGGCCGCATCATCGACGCTCTCGAAGGACAGGAGGCCGCATGACCACGCTGAACAAACCCATCACCCGCAAAGCGCACACCCAGCCGGCCGCCCATGGCGTCCGGCCGGACCTCGTCATATCGCTGCACCCCGGCGGCATCATCGGCATCCGCGAAGCCGGCCGCCGCGACGCCTCCGGCATCATGTTTGAGGCCGCCCGGCTTTACGTCGACGGCATCCGCAACAAAGCCGCACAGATCCGCGCCGAGAAGCGCAAAGCCCGCGCCGCCAAACGCCGCCGCTGACCGCCCGACACCGGCGCCGCCTCGAGCGGCGCCGGCACGGACGGCCACCAGGCCAACCAAACAACCACAACAAACCCGGAAGAGCCAACCGACCAAACGGGCAAACAACCACATGACAATCCAACAACAACAAACCGCCCGCGACCTAGATCGCGCCGTCGAGATTGCCTATCAAATGCGCTTCAGCGCCGAGCATGAACACTGCCCATCCGTCCGCGACTTCTACGAGCTTCGCGGACTCCACCAACGCGGCCGCATCGGCGACTGCATGCTGGCCGCCGCATTGCGCAGGGCCGCCGCAGGCGCAGCGCAAAACCTCGGAGGCGCCGACCAATGACCGCGATCACCTTCGAACACCCCGACACCGGGAAAATATTCACCGACGTCTTCCACGATCACGACGTCCCCGAGCAGCTGCAAAAAGCCAAGGCGGCCGGCTGGCTTGTCCTGCAACGCTGCTGGTCTAACTACGCCACCGGCAACCTCGGAGGAACCCCGGAATGACCGCCGCCACCATCACCCCGGCCGCCGAGCTCGAGCTTATGCGCCAGGCCTACGACATCGGCACCCGCGACGGCACCGACGCCGGCGAACGCACCGCGGAAGAGCTCTTCACCGGACCGGACGCCGAGACCGTTGCCAGGCAATGCCTGGCCGACATCGCCGACGGCAGCCCGGATCTATGGCAGCTTATGCCGCCACCGGCCACCGATGAGGACGCCTGGAGCCTCATGTTTGACGCCGGCTACGACGTCACCGAAACCCCCGCCGAGCTCGCCGACGCCATCGCCGGCAGCTATGACGACGGCTACGGCGCCGGCTGGGCCGAACGCATGAAACGGCACGCCGAGCTACACCTCGCGCTGTTCGCCGACTTCGAGACAGTTCCCCATTGACCAACCAACCACCAACAACCAAAACACAACAACACCATGAACAACACACAACGCAAAGAATTCGCCGACTTGTTGCGCAAATGGAAGGCCACTGACCTGGCCTCCGTTATCAGCGAGGAAGCGAACGACGAAGTCACCACCCTCGAAGTCTACGAGCGCCGGCCGGATCTTGGCGGCGCACTCGTTCACCGCTTCAACATCCACCCCGATCTCATCGAGATGTTCGAAGCCGCCGACGTCGACGGCCTCGCGTTCAAAGTTATACCCTGACCGCCGCACCCCGGCGCCGGATAATCCCGGCGCCGGCAGCGGCCGCCAAACCATGAGCGCACAACAAGCAAAACAAATCGCCC